GCCACAGCTTCAGCAACCAGTACTGACATCTTCTAGTGCAACAGTTACTGTTACAACCAAGTTCCCGCACAATTTGACTGTTAACACGGTTATTGTTGTTACTGGCGCTGATCAAAGTGCTTATAACGGTACTTTTGTTGTCAAAACAGTACCTACTGCATTAACTTTTACTTATACAACGCTGAATAACATTGTTCCCTCAGCAACGCCTGCAACTTCCACGGGTGGATTTATTCACGTAAGTCCATATTCTTGGTACGGCGCAAGCAATAAGATTGGATTCTTTGACCAACAAAATGGTCTTTTCTTCCAATACGACGGACAAACTCTGTATGCGGTTTACCGTAACTCAATCAACCAGATCGTAGGTACAGTATCTGTAACCAACGGTAGCGGTGCTGTGACTGGGTCAAATACTCAGTTTACTACACAATTGGTTGTGGGTGACTATATTGTTATTCGTGGTCAATCTTATCGTGTTTTAAGTATTGCAAGCGATACAAGCATGTATATCAGCCCTGAGTATCGTGGAACTACGATTGCAAATGCAATTGTGTCCCGTACTATTGACCAAAAAGTACCTCAATCATCTTGGTATGACGTATTAGATGGATCTTCATCAGCATCTAACCCATCTGGATACAACCTTGACCTCACCAAAGTACAAATGTTCTACATTGACTACTCTTGGTATGGTGCAGGTGTAGCTAGATTTGGCATTAGAACCACTGGTGGAACGATTACTTATATTTACAACTTCCAGAACAACAACGTAAACTACACCGCTTACATGAGATCTGGTAACTTGCCATCTCATTATGAGCAAAATGGTGTATTACCAATTACATCAATTACATCTAGTGTTGCATCTTCAGATACAACAATCAATGTATTGAGTACAGCAGGATTTAACCCCGCAGGTGGTACTGCTAGATTTATTGGTAACGGTACATCTGGTGTTATTGAGTATTTCACATACACTGGAATAACAAGTGCGTCTAATTCATCAACAGGTTATCCACAACTCACTGGTTTGACTCGTGGTACAACTGGTGGATCTGCGGCTACGGCATTCACATATTCTGCAACTGCTCCTGTGGCTGTTGAATATGCGACTCCTGATTCTGCGGCGATGTTGTCTCACTGGGGTTCTTCAGTGGTGATGGATGGTGGATTTAACCAAGACGTATCTGCCATTTACAACTACGGTATGTTGACCGCTTTGACTAGCCCTAACAGCACAGCTAACGTGCCAATTATGGCTATTCGTTTGGCTCCATCTGTTGACAATGGTACTGTTGGATTGCTTGGTATTAAAGAAGTTATTAACCGTTTACAGTTACAACTGAACGAGATTGCTGTTGTTACCAATACAACATATCTTATTCAATTGGTTCTTAACGGTATACCTTCTGGAGCATTCTCTGGTTCTTTTGTATCTCCTGTTCAGGGCGGTACCAATACCAGTTCTTTGGTTCAGATTGCGGTTAATACAACCAACACAGTGACTATTTCAGGTGGTGAGTCAATTGCGGCTTTCTATACAAATAGCTCTGGTCAAACAGGTTATCCTCTAGCATCTATCTCTGCAATTGGTAACTCTGCAAACGGTGGTGGTACATCTAACAGTGTCCCAACATCTCAAGCGGGTCAATATCCAGATGGACCAGACATTCTGTACATCGTAGCTACAACGCTTAATGCGGGCGCTTCAAACACTGTTGTGGCTCGTCTCAACTGGCAAGAGTCACAAGCATAATGCCTAGCAAATCACCTGCTCAACATAGGCTGATGGAAGCCGCCGCCCACACAAAAGGTGGGTTTGGTGGCGTTCCTCAGAAAGTAGGTAAAGAGTTTGTCAAAGCTGATGAGGGGAAAAAGATGGCTAAAGGTGGACTCTATGCCAATATTCATGCTAAACAAGAGAGGATAGCTCATGGATCTAAAGAACATATGCGTAAGCCTGGTTCAAAAGGCGCTCCAACGGCTGAAGCTTTTAGGGAATCAGCTAAAACAGCTAAGAAAAAAGACGGGGGAGTAAGTCTTGCGGTAGGTAGGGGCGAGAAGTTGCCAGTATCTAAGGGCGCAGGATTAACCGCTAAAGGTAGGGAAAAGTACAACAGAGAGACGGGTTCCCATCTAAAGGCTCCACAGCCCCAAGGTGGAAGCAGAAAAGATTCATTCTGTGCCCGTATGTCAGGTGTGGTAGAGCACTCCAAAGGAGATGCTCCAAGAGCTAAAGCATCTCTTAAGAGATGGCATTGTTCGGGATGGTAGAAAATGGCATATTCAGGAACCGTTGGCAATACAGTCATTAATGTTCAGACATTAATAGATCACGGTGCTCGTCGTGCGGGTAAACTTGCCGAGGAGTTGACGGACGAGCAGACACAATCAGCTAAAGAGTCGCTGTTTTACATTCTGTCTAACCTGATCAACCAGGGTATCCAGTATTGGGCGGTCAATAAACTTGTTTTAGGGCTCAACGCTGACCAGTACATCTATTCCCTACCTAACGGCGCCAATGACATCTTAAATGCGCTGTATCGCACGATGAATCAGCCCTCTGGTAGCTATACATCTAGCGCAGGGGGTACGGTTGCCAATGTTTACGACAACAATATTGCTACTTACTGCCAACAAACGTCAGCCAACGGCAATATTTCAGTTTTTTACGGCACAAACAACCCAAATTACATCGGTTCTATAGGCTTTATGCCCTATATTTCTGGTGGTGGTAGCCAAACTTGGAGCTACACGTTCCAAAGCTCACCTGATGCCACTAATTGGACGACTTTGTACACGGGTACGAGCGTCACTGTGACCGATGCCCAGTGGATTTGGCAAGATATTGACCCTGGACAGAACGTACCTTACTACCGCATGGTAGCTACTGGCGGAACAACGTTGTCTTTACGTGAACTTTACTTTGGTAATAACGCAAGACTGCTTCAGATGTCACGCCTAAACCGTGATGACTACACGAATTTACCGAACCAGAACTTTACAGCTAATCAGCCGTATCAGTACTGGTTTGATAGAACGATTCCTCAGCCGACCTTTTATCTTTGGCCTGTACCGAGCACTTACTTTGTGCAGGCAACGATTTGGTATTCACGCCAAGTTATGGATGTGGGTGCGCTCACCAGTCAGCTTGAAATACCAGACCGTTGGATGTTGGCTGTTCAGTCTATGTTGGCTCACCAAATGAGTATTGAGTTGCCTGGAGTTGATATTCAAAGGATTCAGTACCTTGAAGGACAGGCTGAGAAGTACTTCCAGATGGCTGAGCTTGAGGAAAGAGATCGTTCGCCCATATATCTTGCGCCAAACATATCGGGATACACACGCTGATGAATCATTTGACATATGCCCACTATAAGCCTGATGGAACTATCTTTTACATTGGTAAAGGATCGGTTAAAAGGGCTTATTCAAAAAGTGGACGTAATGTTATTTGGAACAGAACAGTTCAAAAACATGGTGGTTTTAAAGCTGAAATACTTGGCAGATGGAATACTGAACAAGAAGCTTTTGAGCATGAAATATTTTTAATTGATTGCTTTAAAGATATGGGGTATCAATTAGCTAATATTGCTGTTGGCGGCATGGGGTCAACTGGTTTTAGACATACAGATGAGCATAAAAAAAATCTTTCTAAAAAAATGATAGAAATAAATCCTATGAATAATCCTGAAATAAGGTTTAAACAAAAGGAAAATATTCGCATTGCCATGCAAAGACCTGAAGTAAGAATAAAACAAAGCAAAAATAGAATTGGAATGAAGTTTTCTAATTCTCATGTTGAGAGTTTAAAAAATTGTCATCCGATGAAAGCTTGTGTGATAAATGGGGTGGAATACAAGTCTTTAATGGAAGCATCAAGGGTTTTAAGTATTCGTCATGGTACTTTGTATCGTTGGCTAAACAATCCAAATGTAAAGCATACCAAACAATATGCTCACATAATTGAATGTAGGTGGTCATAATGCCAATGTTCCTTGATACTGAGGGTTATGCAAGCATAGCGATTGCGGTGTGTGATCGTTGCAAGATGAAGCGTGTCTTCTCCACTTTGCACCCAGACATTAACTTTCCAGGACTCAGGGTGTGTGAAGAGGGTTGCATGGACGAGAAAGACCCCTACCGACTGCCTGCTAGGAAAACGGAGAGGATTAACTTAAGGTTCCCAAGACCTGATTTGGCGCTCAATGTTCCTAACAATCAATTGATCACAGGACAGTACAGCA